GGCCGCCATGCCGAAGAGCTCGCGCGCGGCGGCGGAGTCGGGCCAGTGGATGGTGGTGCCGGCGATCAGGTCGAAGAAGTAGCGGCGCGCGTGGGTCGCATGCTCGGCCACGTGGGTGGTGGGGAACGTGAGGGTCTCGAACACCTCGCTGCCACCGTGATCTATGCCCAGGAACGGCAGGACGTTTGAATCGGGATCGATCCGGAACCGGGTGACGTCCCAGCCCGCCTTGACAGCGAGGGCGAGCGTGAACCGGCGCGAGCCCAGCGGGAAGGTCCACTTGGCGCTCAAGCGGGCGCCGAGGCCCATGGCATCAATCAGTGCCCGGGTGAGCGCGGCCGCCAGGTCGGTGCCCTCGCGGTACCTGCCGGCCACCAGCTCGGCGCTGTAGTCGTAGGTCGTGCCGCCCCGCGTGACCGAGAACTCGAGTGTGGTCTCGGCCGGGATCTCGTAGCCGTAGACGATCCGGCCGAATCCGGGAACCTCGGAGCCGATCGCGGTACTAGCCGCGGAGGCCAGGAGGCCCAGGCGGGCATAGGTCCCGCGCGGCAGCGTGACGTCGTGTGCGCCGCCACCATCCTCGACGCGGAGCACGCAGTCCTCGCCGATCGCGTTCCCGGGCGGGGCCAGGACTTTCTCGCCGAAACGGATCTCGTGAATCTCAGAGATCGGGCCGTGGCAGTAGATGAGGTCCAGACCGAGGTGGTAGTGATGCCCGATCACGACGTCGTGATCGGCGAACGGCTCGGCGTAGAAATTGCCCTTCCAGCCGATTATGGGGGCCTTGAGCAGTCCGGTCCCGCGCAGGACGGGAATAGGCGTGCCTTCCTCCGCGGTCTGCAGCTGGTAGTCGGAGAGCGCGCCGGCCCGGGCGGGCTCGGGCTTCGGCCGGGGCGTCAGGAGCTGGACGGCATAGGTCATGGCCGCCAGTTTCACGAGCCCCCAGAGCGCGGCCCAGAACACTCAGACCCCCACCGTGAACGGGTTGGAATCGGCGAGTTCGGGCCAGCCCATGAAGCGGCCGGCATTGGCGAACTTGTCGTGGCAGGTCGGCATCAGCCGGTCGCAGCCGGCGACCGCGACCACCTCGGCGCCGGCGACGAGGTCAGGGCTGGGAGGGGTGAGCAGGGTCAGCACGTCGCCCACATGGGTGACGATCATCAGGCGGCGGCCCGTGGGCGTATCGAGGCTGCCGCAGGCGTACCAGCCGTCCGCGCGCGGAGTGGTCATCGTGAGCTGCACCTCGAGCCCGTCCACTGCGGCGACCGTGCAGGGGTCGCTGTAGGCCGCGCGATTGACCCGGCAGCCGGGGCCATAGAGCGCCCAGGTGGGAGCGCAATGACGGGTCACGCAGAGTGTCGGGATCTCGCGCTCCAGCAGCTGGGGCACCGCAGCGCAGGAGAGCCTCACTGTCCCCGTCGCATCGTCGTAGTCCCAGCTGCCCACGGTGGCGGGCGGCAGGGCCACCACGTCGTCCGGGGCGTCGCGGTGGAAGCGGTAGACGGTCACGACCACGGGCTCAATCGACACGCCCGCGACGAATAGCTGGGCCACCGGATTGGTGCGCGGCAGCCGAATCACGGGGCCGTCCACGGCACCGTCGCGGCCGTACTCGAGGGCCTCGCGGCCGATGCCCGGCTCGGGCAGGTATTGGTGGCCCTGGTAGGTCCACGGCTGGTCTCCCTGGACGTAGCGCCAGAGCAGTCCGCCCACCTGGAACTGGTAGAGTTCGACCGGGCTGCCGGCGTCGCGCGAGCGCTCGAGCGAGTCGTAGGTCATGCCGGACACTCCTGCGGCAGCTCGATAATGGGCAACTCGCAGGAGCCGAGCCGGCCGGTGAAGACGATCCGGGCCACATCCAGGTCCTGGCGGCAGTAGCGCAGGAAGCAGATCGTGGCCCCGATCGACAGGCCCTCGGCGAGCGAATCGTCGAGGGCGAGTGCGGCGGCGCCGCCACTATGGTCCTCGATCGCCGTGACCCGGCAGTAGATCGGCTCGATGCCGGCAGCGAGAATGAGTAGGTGCCGCCGGCTCGGACCCGCCGGGAAGGCCAGCGCGTGGTAGCCCAGACCCTCCGGGCTATAGACGGTGATGATGCCGGAGGCCGGCTCGGCGGGCTCGCACAGGGTCAGGTCGGCCTGGCAGCTGGGCAACCAGAAGGGGAGTGCCCGGCCGCGGCGGGCGTCGAGCCAGCCGAGCAGGTCGGCGAGCTCGGCACGGTCCCGGCACCAGACCCGCAGGGCGCGCCGATAGCGGGGCACGGCTTCATGCGCATCGACCCAGGGCGCGCCGGGACTCGGCTCGATCACGGTGATGCGCCGCGACGGACTGTCGCTTTCCAGCCCCTTGAGATCGATCAGGCCGTCGAGCACGTCCACGGCGAGATAGGTCCTGCTCGTGAGCGGTCTCACAGGACCCCCAGCGAGCGGAGCACGACGCGGCCGCGCTGCAGGATCCAGCCGAGCCGCTCCCTCGGTGCCTCGCCCAGCAGGTAGCCCAGTGTGGCCGGCAGGACGACGGTGCCGGCGGGCCAGCTCGCGGCCAGGCCGGCGGCGAGGGTCACGTATTCGCCGCCCCCGTCGCTCCCGTGGCCCGTATAGCGCTGGGCCTCCCAGGTCCAGGGATCGCGCCACAGGACCACGTAGAGGGCGCCAGCGGCCGCCTCCAGGGCCCAGAGGGCCCACAGGCTCGTGGCCCAGAAGACGGGCGGGATGTCGACCTTGGTCTCGGACGCGGGCGCCACCTGGGTGGCCCGGGTGAGGCCGGGCCAGAACGGCACGACCCACTGGAGCTCCTGGCGGTAGAGCAGGGAGGCCAGGAGCTGGGATTCTCGGCCGCCACCGTCCGCCCATTCGAGCTCCATCCCGTGGACCGGGACGCGGCGCAGCTGGACCCGCTGCTCGTGGCCGTCCTCGGCCGGACCGATCACGTCGGTCAGGTAGCCGTGCGTGAGGACCAGCTCGCCAGCGGGCGGAATGGGGAAGACGGGCGGGATCTCGGTCTGGGCGCCGAGATCGGGTCGCCACTGGTCGCTCAGGCTGATCGAGTCGGCCAGGGCCAGGTAGAGCGCGATCACCTGGAGGTCGGGCGTGGCCTGCTCCGAGAGCGCGATCGCGTCGTCGAGTGCCAGATGGTGGCAGATCGCCGAGGCGAGGCCATCGGAGAGTGCGATCGTGTCGTCGAGCGCCAGGTAGAGCGGGATCGGCTCTCCGGCATTGTCGTCCTCGAGCGTGATCGTGTCGGCCAGCACCAGCGTGAGAGGCGCATCGGCGTAGAGGTAGAAACAGACGTCCTCGTAGGGCTGCGCAGTCCAGCTCACCAGGTCGTGTGAATGGGCCGCGTTCCCGCCGTGGGTTGGGCTGGAGCCATCAGCGTAGACGTTGAGGCGGTGGGCGTCCCCGCTCGTGTATACCAGCACCACGAAATAGTGAGTCGCGGCGGTCAGCGCGACCCGCTCGGCACCGGAGAAACTGAATGTGATCAGCGAGGGCCCGGTGGGGATCGTCGCCGCGTCGTAGGCGTCGGATGTCGCGAGTAGCACATCGGGCGTTCCGCTGCCCCAGGTTCCCGTGTGCGAGTAAACTTTCGCGTAGCAGGACCCAGTCGGCGTGGTCGAGGGCGCCAAGTGGAACTTGGCGCTGTCGAGAATCACGTCGGAGGCGCCGACGGTGAAGCCCTGGCCGAAACTCTTTGTAATGCCACCGATAGCCACGACGTAGCTCTGGTTACTCTCAGAGTAACTGTCGATCAGAGTCGGCACGGGTCGCCTCTCGCGGTCTGCTCTGGTGGGGCTACGTGCCCGAGAAGGTCAGCGTCCAGGTCACCTGCAGCGACTGCTCGGCGGTTTTTTCTTTCGCCGTGAAGGTCGCGCTCAGCCACATGTTCACGGTGTTGTCGGTCACGACGTCGAACAGGCCCGCCTCGGTGATCGTGCCGGTGCCGTGGCCCGCGGCGAAATCCGCGATCATGGTCACAATCGCCCCGCTGCGCTCCTTGCTCGTGAGCGCGTGGCGGTGGATCTCGGCACCGAGCAGCGTGGCGCCCGGGGTGCCCGTGCCGATCGCGATCCAGCCTGGCTTGGGCAGCGTCGGCGAGGCCAGGATCTGATCGGCCGCGCCCTCCTTCCCGGCGGTCTTGACCGTGTTGTGGAGCTCCCAGCGGTCCACCTCGCGACCCTCGCGATCGCGCAGGACGAACAGGACATTGGCGCGGACCTGCATTCCGTCTTTCATCTGCCCTCCTCAGGCGCCGAACTGGCGCAGGGTGCGCCGGTTGTTGATGACGATTCCCAGGACCCATTCGCGCCCGGCACGGTCGCGGTAGATCGCGTTCGAATCGGGCCCGAGCGTGACCCCGGGCGGTAGGTTCAGGGTCAGCGCGCCGGTGAACTCGCCGCCGCCCGCGCCGGAGGCCCCGCGCACCTGGCCACCCGCAGCCAGCCGCTTGAGCTGCTCGCCGGTGCCCCACTCACGCAGGCGCACGACGCGCCCGCCCGTGGCCAGGCGCTGGCGGGCAGCGAAGGCCTGGGCGTGATGCACGGCCGCGGGCTCGCCGGCGTTCAGCAGCTCGAGGTAGGGCCGCACGCCGGACATGC